CGCTCAATTCGGGGGGCGCGGCGTGCCCAGCCGGGGTCGACGGCTTCCTGCAGGTGGTCCCAGAGAAAGCGTTCCAGCGCCAGGCGCGCGTACCACATCGATCCGCCCGGCGAATAACGCTTGGCGAAATCCACCCAGCCGCCGGCATAGGTCTGCCGGTTCGGATTCGGCTTCTTCGAAGCCGGGCCCAGCGGGTTGCCGAACGTCGTGTTCACCAGATCGGAAATGAACCCGATGCGGCTGCCGGTGAGGAAATCCGTCAGCCCCTTGCCGGCGCGGTTCTCGCCCTGCAGGCCCGCGAACAAAAAGTCGCCCAGGATCGAAAGCCCGCCGCCCTGGCTCATCGCCGCGGCCCAGAACCGCCAGTCCGTCATGTCGCGCGGATCGCGGCCGTTGGCGATTTCCTTCAGCTGCAGCGCCACCGCCCCGGCCAGCGTCGTCAGCGCCACCACATAGGTCGCATATTGCGCCATCTTGCGCGGCGACGGTTGCGTGAACGCATCGCGCACATGCGTCAGCATCATCGTCGCGCCGTATTGGTGATACATGGCGAGCGACCCGGCGAGGAAATCGCGCGGCGTGCCGCGCCTAGCCGTTCCCTTCACCAGCGCCCGGCCTTCCAGCGTCGAGGAGGGCACGGCGCGTTCGATGATCTGCGCGGCCACGTCGTTGACCTTCGAAGCCAGATCCATCGCAACGCTCGCGTCGAGATCCTTGCGCTCGAAGATGTCGCCGGGCCGGATGTATTGCGCGCCGCGCGAATTCTCGTAAGGCGTGGTCGCGCGGATATGATCCCAGTCGGCGGCGCGGATCTGCGCGCGCTCCAGCATGGCGCGAAACGCCGGATCGAGCGCGTCGAAACCCTTGCCCGCCTGCGCCGCGATATGGCTGTAAAACGCCAGCCCCGCCGCGTTGCGCCCCGCAACCGTGTGCTGCGTCAGGCCCGACAGCGCGAGCGCACGATCGGCCAGCCAGGCGCTCCAGCGATGGCCGTTGATCTCCATCATGAATCGCCCCGAACGTCCCATCGAACGGCCGTAATGTTCGGCGCTCAATCCGGCATGGAGCGCGGCGAGGCGATGTTCGGCATTCGTCGGATCGAAGTGCGAGAGATATTCGCCCATCATTTTGGTGAATGGCAGGGCGTTCATCTTCGCCGCGATGCGCGCGGTGGCGAAATCGCCGGGCGCGGCCGCGACCATCACGCCGGGGATCTGCGCGGCCGTGGCGAGGTTTTGAATATCGTCGGCCACGTCGGCCAAAACCGGGAACGCGGGATCGGCGTTGGAATGGGTGAGGATCGCATACATCGCGTCGATCGCATCGCCCGCGCGCACCGCATCGTTCTTGCTGCTGTCCTTGAGGCGTTGCAGGACGGTGGGCTCGCCTTCGCGCTTTGCCATTTCCCAGCGGCGCGACAGTTCGTTCTTCACCCAGCCCAGCATCGCCTTCGGATTCGGCCCCAGCACCTGCAGCAGCGCCACGTCGCGCGACATGCGGTCGATATGGCCCATCATCGCGTCGATCGGATCGTTGTGGCCGAAGCGTTCGGCATAGGCGAACCACGACGACGCGTCCTTGAAATGCAGCACGCGGGCTTCCGCGCGCTTGTTGGCGAGCGCGCTCCCGCGCGTACCGGTCGCTTCCTTGCCCGCCCAGCCGCGCGTGCGTATTGTGTCGTAGACGGTGCGCAGGACGTCCGTCAGCGCATCGTCGGAAAGCGGACGTCCACTGACCCGGTCCACCATCCGGCCGCGATCGAGCAGCGGCGCGATGAACTGCCGCCATGTGTCGAAGCCCGCATGGCGCACGCGATCGGCATCGTGGCTTTGCGGCAGCCCCCAGTCTTCGAGCTTGTCGATGTGACCGCCGAAACGGTTGAACGCCTGGCGCAGCGTCTCGCTCGCGCGCTTCCAGCCCTTCGCCAGATGCTGGGCCGCCGCATCGCCGGAATTCTCGCCGAACGCTTCGCGCACGATGTTTTCGAGCCGCGGCCGGTTGCGCCGGCGCGCGAGGAAATCGCGGCTGAACGTGTCGAACGCCTGATCCATCTGGCGCAACGCCTCGCCGCGCCAGAAATGGTGCTGTGCCTCGACGGCGTGGCCGTTGCGCCCCGGCGTGAATTGCGAAAAGAAACCGCGCGCAGCGGTGTAAGGATCGGAAACGCCCTTCACCGGCGTGCGGTATTCGTCCATCCGGCGCGTGAGATCGTTCTGCGCAGACAGCGCCAGAAACGTCTTGCGCCTTGTTTCGGCGGCGTCTTCCTCGATATAGCGGAAGGTCTCGCGCGCCGCTTCGGCGGCTGCTTCGTGCGGCGTCATGTGATCCTGAAATTCTCGTTCGAATTGCGCGAAGGTTTCAGAATAATGCGCAGCTTCGTCCGCCGTGATCAGCTGATCGGCAAGGGCGGCCGCGATGCAATGGTTGAACGGCATCAGCCTTCTCCCGTGACGCAGCCGCGCAACCGTTCGACGGCGCGGGCGCGGCGCTCGATTTCGGACGTTGCGGATTTGATTGAATGGCCGTCGCCGAACAGACCGAGCTGCGGCTGTTCGGCCATCGGCGCTTTCTGATCCAGCGAGCGCAGCGCTTCGATTTCGGCTTGCGCGGGGCCGAATTCGGGCTTGGCCGCGTCCGCTTTCGCGACCTTGGCTTGCGCAGCGATCTCGGACGGCACGTGAAATTCCGCGCTGGGCGCAGCTGCAACCTTGGACTCGTACTTTGGAAGATCGGACTGCGCGACGTCAACAAAACTAAGATCGCCGCCATATGCCTTTCGAAATGGCAAGGCGATACCCGGCGCGTCGTTCGTGAAATTCGGATTGACCCCAACTTCGCCTGGGCGATTGCCACGCCACAACCGAACCATGCCCGGCTGTGGAGGCGGCAAAGTTTTCTGGATCGCCGCGAACTCTTTTCGGAACTGTTCGATCGGCGCAACCTTCGGCGCGGCAGAAAGCTCCCGCGCCAGATCCTGCGATTGTTGGCGGAACGGTTCGCTGTTGCGCGCGGGGCTGTCGAACAGCTTCAACTGTTCCTCGCGCGGCGTTTCCGAGCGCGGCGCGGGAAGGTCCGGCGCTTCGCTCCCGACGTCGACGCGCCCGGATTCCGGCACCAGCTCGCGCGCCGCCCCTTCCACCGGCATGTTCGGAATGAGATCGGGACGGCCGTCATCCAGCGCGCGCATCGTCTCGATCAGGTTGACGGGTGCTGATCTTCGCCGGCGGCGTCCTTGGCGAACGGGTTCTGTTCGGCGCGGATCGTGTCGTCTTCCACCAATGCGCGCGCCGTGCGCGCGGTGGGCGAGGGATCGGGATGGGCCGCATCGAACGCATCGAGCAGTGCGCGGCGGTCGGCTTGCGCGAACAGTTGCGCGCCCTTGATCCCGGCGGGGATCAGCCCCCCCAGCAACACCGCACCGGCCACTTCCTCCGCCGCCTGTCCGGCGGTGTAGGGTTCGCCGATGTCCGCATAACGCTGCATCCGGCCGGGCAGTTCGGCGAGATCTATAGCGCCATTGAGCGCGCCTTCGCGCACGAAGGTGCGCAACAGCTGCGCGCCGCCGGAGCGCAAGGCAGAGGTTTCAGGAAAGCCGATGGCCGTCGCTGCCAGATTGATCGGATCGGCCAGCCCGCCGATCGCGCCGCCCGCGAATTGTGCAACGCCGCCCAGCGGCCCGCTGTTGCGCGCCAACGTCGCGGCCCAGTCGGCATCGGCCTTTTGCCCGGTCAGAACATCGGCTTCGAGCTCGGCTTCGTTCTTGGGGATGTTTCCGGCGAGGCCGGGATTTTTGGTCTGCAGCTCGTGCACGCGCTGCCAGACGAGATCCTTGATGCCGCGTTCGGAAAGCGGCTGGCCGCGGATCAGCTGCGTGGCATCGTCGAACACAGAGAGCGGCGTGAAGGCATAAGGATTCGGCACGCGGTCGTTCCACGGCCGGCCTTCGTTGATCGCCTCGATCACCGGCGCATAGGCGTTGTGGCGCACAAAGCTGTTGCTGCCCGCATTGTCGAGATTGAGCGCGCGCGTCATCGCCGCATTGAGATTGGGCTTGATGTCGTTGCGCCAGAAATCGGGCCGCGAGACTTCATCGCGCACCGCGCCCAGCGTCTGCAGGTCCGCCTTGCCGCGATCGACTTCGGATTGCGAGGCGTCGACCATCGCGCCGCCCAGCCGATCGAGCGCGCCCGAAAGGAAATGCGATGACGGCGGCGCATCCGCCGGCTGCGGCAGCACCGCAAGCTGCGCCTCGATCTGATCGTCGGGCGTCAGCATCATTTCGCGCCCGCCCGCGCGCGCAGCGCTGCAGAGGCTGTCAGGAAATCCAGACGATAGGGCTTGCCGCCCCTGTCGCGGATCGGCGTCACATCGCCGGTCGCAGGATCGGTGGTCGACAATGCATAGCGGCCATCGCCGGCGGAAACGAGCCACAGATCCGAAACCGCATGGCCTTTGAGATCGGGCGCTGCGCCGGTCACGCTGGCATGCGCGAGATCGCTTTCCGTCAAATGATGCACAACGTCTTCGAAGCCGTCCGCGGCCACCGTGGGCGGCACGACGATGGGATGGCCGCGATAGGTGGAGATGCCGCCGAATTGCCGCCCATTGGCGTCGAAATGCGCCCCTGCCGCTTCCTGCGCCGAGCGCGCGTAGAGTTCATCGGCGGCGTCGGGATTGTCTTTCGCGTTGAGGCCCGTGCGCGCGGCGCGCGCGGCATAGATCGCATCGGCCGCCGACAGCACGCGCCCGCCTTCGTCCGGCACCAGCGAGAACGCCTGGCGCACGCCGCCCGCGCCGATGGTTGCGGAATTGTAGCCGCCGAACCATCCGGTCGACGCGCCCTTGGTGCCCTGTCCGCGCACCGAGGACGAAGGCGCGAGATCGCTGCCTTTTTCGTTCAGCAGGTGCTGACCGGCCAGCACATCGCGCGCGGTGGCGATATGCGCACCGCCCTGCAGCGCCAGACCGGCGGCGGTGGCAAACGAAGGATCCTGCGGCGCGAGCCGCGCGAACACCGATGTGACGTTGCTGCCGAGGCCATGGGCCAGCGTCTGGATGATTCCGAGCTTTTGATCCGGCGTGCCGTTCGCCAGCTGCACCTTCAGCGCATCTTCCTCGGCCGCCGTTAGAAAGCGCGGCGCGGTGTGATAGCGCTGCGCGGCCGCCTTCGCCGCCTGCACGCGTCCCGCCCATGCCGCCGGCGCATCGGTGCCGTTCAATGCCAGCGGCTGCAGCTTCACCACCCCCTGATCGTTCGCCCAGGACAGCGGATCGTTTTTGAGCGCCGCGTCCATGCGGTTCTGGAACGTGATGCCCGCCTTGTAGCGCGCGCTCATTTCCGGCGTGGCCCCGTGCGCGTTGGCTTCCGCCGCCAGCCCCTGCAGCGCGCCGGAGACTTCCTGCGAATTTGCGCCGCGCAGGCTGCCCGCAACCGAAAGGCCCGACATCACCGTCGAATAATGCTGCACCAGGCGCGGGTCGTTTCCGGCGGCACGGATCGCGTTGCGCGCCGCGTCGATGGTTTCAGGCGCGACCGGCAAACCGCTTGCGCCGGCCTCGCGCAGATCGTCAATGGCCTGTGTGGCATAGAGACGGTTTTCGGCCAGCGCCGCATGGGCTTCGCGTTGACGCGCGCGGATCTCGGCTTCGGCCTGGCTCGACAGTTCGACGCGCGCCAGCGGATCGAGATCGGGAAGGTAATCGTTTTTCTTGAGATTCTTCAGCAGGCCCGCGGGATCGGCGAGCAACGCCGCGCGGCCGTCATAGAGCGAAAGCCGCTCATGGGCCGTCTGCATCTGCTTCTGGGCGGACTGCGCATCGATCCAGCCGCTGCTGACGCCGCCCTGCAGCGCCTTCTCGATGTTCGACAACGCACTTGCGCGTTCGGCAGGATTGGCGGCCAGCGCCGCGGTGCGGGTGTTGGTTTCGATCGTGTCGTCGAGGCTCGCACCGAATTGATCGGCCTGCCGCTTGAACGAAAAATCCGAAACCGCCATGCGCCGCGATTCCGCCATCTGTCCGAAATCGGCGGTGAAGGCGTTGCGCGCATCCGGCCCGAGGTTTTGCGAAGCCTGATCGCCGATCTTGCGCGCCTCGTCGGCGAAGCGTTGCGCCGCCGTCGACGGATCCTCATCGGTGCGGAAACTCTGCTGCAGATCGTCCAGCTGCTTGGTGGCGGACAGCCGCGCATCGACCAGATCCTGCTCGGACTTCGCCTTGCCCATTTGATCGGCGAATTGGCGCGTGGCGTCGGCCACCGCGCTGACACCGGCATAAGCGGTGCGCGCCCCCGAACTGTCGATCTCGTTGAACGGGACCGAAATCGTGCGCTGGATGACAGATCCGGCGCTCATGCCAGCATCGCCGCGGCCGAGCCCGTCGCGTCCGTAATTGTGCCGGCGGCTTGCGCCGCCGATGCGCTGTCTCCGATCTTGCCGAGATCGGCCAGATCGCTCTTTGCGTTGCCGAGGATCGTGCCCGCGGCCGATGTCCACGCGCCCACCTGTGCGCCATGCGCCTGGGCGAGGAAATTGTTGGCCTTCTGCTGCGCATCCTTGCGGATCGCCAGCGCATCCATTTCTTGGTTCTGTGCACTCTCGCGCAACAGCGCGAGCGGCGTGCCGGTCGAGATCGAAACCCCGCGGCCGCCGAGTTCGTTCACCTGCGCGCCCATCTTCGTGCGCGCCTGGTCGCGGAATGTCAGTTCCTGCGCATAACCCGCCTGCAGCGCGGCGCGCTCGTTGGCTTTGGCGATCGAGGCCTGCGCCTGGCCGCTCATGAACGCGGTGGTCGCCTGGAAGATGGTCGAGATCGGCCCCAGCAGCTGTTGATTGCACATCGCTCACGCCCCCTGTTGTGCGTTGGGCGTCCAGGCAAGGATCGTCGCCGGCAGGGGCTGGTCGCAGCTAAGCGTGATCTCGCCGCCTTCGTCCCACGCCGCTTCGAGCGGCACGGGTTCGTAGATCCCGGAGAACAGCGGAACGGCAACGCCCATGTTGTAGCCCTGTGGCGGATTGAGAAGTTCGGCCTGCTTGCTGCCGGACTGGATATTCACGCCGCCGGCGTTGCGCACCGCGATGGTCACCTGATTGACGCGCACCGATTTGCCGGAAAGCTTTCCGCCGCCCGCGTCCTTGTCGTAGCGCAGCGACTTCGCGCGCGCCGTCATCGGCAGTCCGACAATCACTTTCGACGCCGCAACGTCGAGCACGATCGCGCCCGCGGCCACGACCTGCGGCGGCTTCACCTTGCCATCGGCCAGAATGGAAACCGTTTCGCCGTTCAGAATGTCGAGGCCCGAAATGTTCGTCGCCGGCACGCCGTCATAGACATAACCGCAATCGACAAAGAACGAATCCGTCACATCGGCCACGCCGCGCGCGAGAAGCGGTTCGATGAACGGCATCAGGCTTTCGACGCGCCGCACGGTGCCGGCCGCCAGCGTGCGCGTGACGATCGCCCACAGATCCATGCGCGTGCCGTCCGGCGCGGGGACGCAAGCGATGTCCTCGACCGCGCCCTTGACCGTCACCTGCCGGTGCCAGCCATTGATGTCCTGATCCTTGCGCAGGGTGCAGCTTGCCAGCACGCCGTCGTCGCGCACCGCGAACAGCGTGCGGTAGGGATCGCGCATCCAGGCGAGTTTGGTTACGCCCGGCCCAGTGATGTGATCGGCGGCGATGGTGAGATCGGGGGCCACGTAATCGGACTGGTTGATGTCGTAGCCCATTTCGTGGATGCGCTTGCGGTCGCGGCTGATGAACACCGGCCCGTCGACTTTCACCGCATTGGTGTAGGCCGAGCCTTCGCTTGTGCCTTCGGCGATCTCCACATTGTCGGGCGCGATGCGCGTGCCGTCCGCCGGCTGCAGGGTGCATTCGTCGCCCGCCGTGCCGATGCCGAGAACCCGGAACGAGCAGAGCCAGGCGGGGAAGTTCACCTGTCCCTCCCGCGCGGCCATCGTGTATTTCAGGGCTTTGTCATCGGTGACGTTGATCGCGTCCATGTTGGTGTAATCGTCGATGCAGCTTCCCCACACCGTCGTCGGCTGATAGTCCGTCGCGGCCGCGTAGAACCGGCCCTTGTGAAATCCGACCAGCTTCGGAAAGCCGCGCCGCGTGCTCCACGCGCCTTCCGCCCAACGCCAGGTGCCGTCGCCCTGCACCTCATCGGGGATGTAGGTAATCGCCTGGCAGGAAACGTGTCGCGCGTCCGTGTAGCCGGTGATCTTGGCGATGCCCCAGCCGGAATGCAGGAACTGCCACTTGATGGCGTTGCCGCCATATTCGTCGCCGTCCCAATCGACGCCGACCAGATGCACCGGCGGTTCGGTGCCCCCCTTGTTGTGAATGGCGGCGCCGACCTTCTTGTACCAGTTGTTGCCCCAGCGCCGGATAATGCCATCGGGAGCGCCGTCGATCTCGGGCTGCCATACGGAATATTTGTTGCCGTCCGGCGCGCGGATCAGGATCAGCCCGCCGACATTATCGGCGGTCCACAGATCGGTATTGGCCGCGAGATTGAAATCCGTGCCCTTCGGCATTTCTCCGGCGGCGTCGCTGGAAATCGTCACGCCGTCGTCGATGTTTTCGTCGAGGAAGGGACCATTGCGGAACACCGCATCCTCGATCGTCCAGTCCGTTTCGGCCAGGCGTTTCAGTATCTGGACGGGCCGTTTGCCGGTCGACAGGAACATAACGTCGGCCTGTTGCGCGTAACGCAGCAGCGCGATTTCGTCGGCCGTGAACGAGGTCGCGAGTTCGAAGGGATCGGCGCCGTCGACAAGAATGCCGAAATCGCGAAAGGCGCGCATGGTGCCGACGCCGAATTCGAGCGCGTAGCCGTCCGTCGCCGAAAACACGAACGGCACAAGGGTCGAAGCGGCAAGCGCGGCGTGAACATCGCGAAAGCCGGAACGCCGCGTCATGCCGCCTTGCGCGAGCACCACGAAGTTCTCGCATTCCTTGAGGGCTGCGCGAAAGCGGGTGATGTCGGCGCGCGCGTCGAGATTGGGCGAGATCTCGCCACCGGTGAAATTGCGCTGGGCCGAGGCTTCGGTGCGCGCCATCTATCGCCTCGCGCGCAGAACGTCGGATTCGGGCACCTCATCGGCGGTGCCCTCGATCGCGTCGGAAGGGAAGGCGTCGAGAAACGCGGCTTGCGCCTGTTCGCTCATCGACTCGGTGATCGCCCCATCCTTGGCGAGTTCCGGTGCGCAGGCGGATGCGAGCGCAAAGGCGAAGGCGGTGCGGAATTGGGCGTCCCAATTCGCCACCGCCGTTTCGCGCGCGAGATAGCGCACCCGGATGGGCGAGCAGTAGTCGGTGAGGATCAGCCGGCCTTCGACCTTCCATTCGCCGTCCTTGCCGTCGCACTCGTTGACTTCGAGCACACGCAGGCACCACGGATCGGTGGGAAGCCCGTATTGATACTGAAAGCCGAATGCCGGCACGGAAACCTGCTTGGAAAGGAGCGCGCGGCGGCTGGCGAAATTCCACGGATAGCGGCGGATCGAGGCATCGCGCACCGACGCGAAATGCTTGCGAAGGACAATCGCGCTGTTGGATTGGTCCGCGTCGATATCGACGATCTTTGGAACGCGGATGTGCGATAGCGCTTCATTGGCGACGGCCGTTTCGGTCGAGGCATCGATCTGCGGCATGCATATCCCGCGTTACAGAAAGGGAAGGGGGCGGCGCGCAGAAGTCTCCCGAACCACAAACACGCCGCCCGCCGATCCGCGGGCCGAGGGGGGCTCGGCCCGCGAAACCGTTATTCGGTGGCGTGGTTGAGCGTCAGTGCGAGCGAACCGTCCGCCGTGGCGTCGGTGTTCTGCGTGCCCATCACGGTGAGATTGCCGCCGGGATCGCTGGTGTAGCCGGCGATCTCCCAGGCCCGCTTGGCACGATTGGCGGGCGTGATGCCCGTCAACCCCTTGCTGCCCGCGGTGTGCAGATCGGCGCTGTCGAGCAGGCAGTTGACGCTTTTGGCGACATAGCCGTTCACATCGTCCTTTTTGCCGAGGCCGATGTCGAAATCGGTCACGCCCGTCAGACCGGTAAATTCCAACAGCGAACTTGGATCGATGACGCAGCTGGACGGGATTTCTCCGAAATCCACCGTCGACGTCGCACTGTCGCCGTTTGTAACGGCGTAGACGCCGCACAGGTGCTTGAGATGCCCGGCGCGCGTTTGCACTGGCTTAAGCGACGGCGGCGTCACGGACGGGTCGACGCCGGAAGATGCATATTTGTTCACAACACCCATTTTGCTTCCTGCTTTCTGGAGCGAATGGCGCTCCGGTTTCGAAACATCGAGAGGCGCGCGGACCGGAGCCCGCGCGCCTTACGATCAGGCTTCCTTGCAGATGACCTTGAACACCTTCTTTTCGTCGGTGCGGGTCGCGCCGGCGTACTGCTTCAGGTACACCTGCGTGTTGAACTGCTTGTCGGGGCGCTCGCCGATCTTCGTGACGAGCTGGGACCATTTGCCGACATGCATGCCGCTGCGGCACCAGGCGGGGCACCAGCGGTAATTGCCGGATTTCTGGATGCGCTCGACATGGACGATGTTCACGCCCATGTAGGCTTTGAGCACGCCGTTTTCGAGCTTGCCGTTGTCGGCATAGTCCTTGTCGACATACTTCGCGTCGTTCCAGAGATCTTCGGCCTGCTGGCCGGTGAGCGCGATCGACAGCGGGTCATAGGTGATGTCGATCTCGTTCTCCATCGCCAGGCGGCGAAGGCGAATGAGCTTGGCGACACTCATGCCGGTGTCGGCGCCGCCGACGTCTGCACTGACGTCCTGACTGCCGTCAGCCGGAAACGCTGTCGAATCCGTGCCGTCTTCGCCGGTTTTCGCGTTGCCGAAAAACGCGGGGATGATGATGCCGGTGTCGAGCTTGCGGCCCATGGCGATCGCCGCGTTCTGCGTCAGTTTCGACGTGGGATCGACCAGCTGCAGCGCAAGGTCGAAGGGATCGAACAGATCGCCCCAATGCCATTTGCGCGGCGCAACCCAGCGCTGATAGCGCGGGGTGGACATGATCGGCGTGTCGCCGTTGCGGGTGTCGTCGAACTCCGCTTCGGTTGCGCCCAGCTGCTTCACGACTTCGGCGGAACGGCCCTTATAGGTGTCGCCGTCCATCAAGCCCTGCAGCTTGCCCATGTACTGCGGAAGCAGCTGGATGTTCGTGGTGAACTGATCCTGCTGCCACTTCTCGATTTCTGTATCTTCTGTGCCGGACATAGCGGCATGCTCCATCGTTTGGTTGATCCAGACGGTGGGGTTGCCCGCTTCGGGGTCGTCCGCCGGCCCTCTGTCGAGAACTTTGGCGGCGCCACGGACCCGGCCTTACCCGTTACGAGGGCCAGTCGGCCGGACTTACCCGGCAGGTAGCGGACGATGATTTGCGCGAACGCGAATCAGGGTTACCCGCTCAGTGGTTTCAGGAGGGCGCAAGGCTTGGGAAATTCGTCAAGCAAAAAAAACGGGGAGGCCGACAAGCCTCCCCAGTTGCTCCGTGAACGGCGAACCTATTTCGAACCGCTGATGAGCCGTTGCAGACGCGACATGCGCTCGACCGACTCCTTGTGGTTGGGATGGTTCTTGTCGTGATACACCTTCTGGAAATTCGCATCCGACATCAGGCGCGTCTGTTCGGCTTTGGCGGCCGCCGGTGAATCCTGGAAACCCGCAGCACCGCCACCTTTCAACGTATCCTCGCCCAACATCTGCGCGATCTTGTCGAACAGCTTGATGGTTTCGACACTGCCGATCGCCGCATCGGTCTTGTCTATCAGCACGCCGGGATCGACCCCGATCTGGCCGGCCATGTACGTCAGCGCTTCTTTCGCGCGGGCCTTGTGCGCATTCACGCTGGCGCCGAATTCCTTGAGGATTGCCGCTTCGGTTTCCTGTTTCTGTTGCGCGAATTGCTGGCCCAGCCCCGTCACTTCGGAAACGCGCGCCGCGATCAATTCGTCATACATCGCCTGAATGGTCGCCGCCGGCACCTTGGCCTTGTGCGCCGCCGTGAGAAAAACTTTTTCCAGCCCTTCGTCATACGGGATCGGCTGGCCGTCCGCGCCCTTCGGCATTTCGGCGCGCTTGATCTTGTAATCTTCGGGTTTGTCGGGAACGCCGAGCTTCTTCCAGCCTTCCCAGTTGTTCAGCTGCTCGGGAACGACGAACCGCGGCGCGGGCACCTTGTCCGTGCCGACCAGCTTTTCCACACCGCAATAGGATTCCAACACCGCCTTGATGTCGACCGGTCCGCCATCCTTGCCCGCCTTGCCCCAGCCCTTGCGTTCGAAGATTTCCTTGTTTTCGGGCGACAACGTGCCGTAGAGCGCGCTGTAATCGATTGCGGGCGCCTGCTGCTGTTGCTGCTGCTGGCCGCCACCCTGTTGCTGTTGCTGGCCGCCACCATCCTGGCCGCC